TTGGAAAGGATCTCTGTTCAAAGATCCTTTCCGGGTTGAATTGTAATAATGATTAAAACATTTTTTGATGTGTTTGTCAATCCGAAACCACTGTCAATGTGCCTTTTTGACACGCATTTTCTTTTCCGTGGCCTTTTTCGGCGCTGACGCCGAACTCACGTTTTTAAGTCTTTTGCCGATCAAAGTTCGAAACGCGGCCATTTCCTCCGGTTCGGTTTTCGAAAGCGGAACTATGTCGGCGCATGCCGCCTCGATATGTTCCTGTAAAAGATCCTCCTCCCGGTCGAAAGCGTCGAAAAGAGATTCAACGACCGCCGCCTCGATCTCCGCGCCGACAAAGTCAACGGACTTGTCCGCGAGCGAGTCCAAGTCGTATTTCCTTGGATCTCGGCCGCGCTTTGCAATATGGATTGAGAAAATGCTTTTCCGCTCGTCCCATGTCGGAAGGCCTACGCCGTACACGCCGTCCCACCTTCCCCGCCTAATCATGGCGGGGTCAAGATTACGCATGGTGTTGCAAGTGGCAATCTTGAAAATCGGCTTCTTGCATTCGGCCATCCATGTAAGCATGTAAGACATTACGCGAGAAGCAACCCCGGAATCCGTCTTGCCCGAAGACTCCAGTCCAGCGACCATCTTTTCGAACTCGTCGAACAAAAGGACGCAAGGCGCAAGCGCTTCGGCGGTCTTTACGGCGCTTCGAACTTTCTCCTCCGAACCTCCAACATGCTTGTCGAATACGGCACCTAAATTGTATGTATAAAGTGGAAGTCCCAACGTCGCCGCAATCGCCTTGCCACAAAGAGTCTTCCCGGTCCCAGCAAGCCCGATGACAATTACGCCCTTGGGCGGATCGAGGCCGAATTTTCTCGCCTCCTCCGGCTCCCGGTAGAACCTTGCCTTTCTTCCAACGTCGAACTTCAAAACGTCGAATCCGCCGAGCGTGTCCATCGACTCGTCGTGAACAATGTATTCCAGGGCGGAACTTTTTTTCACGGCGTTCTTCTTCTCGTCTCGCAAAATACCAATGTCAATTCCGTTCATACAGGTCAAACTAAGGCATGCCGCGCCTTCCGCCTTCAACGCCGTCATGCCCTGCACGTTTTCCGCCGCCAAGTCAATGTCCCTTTCCGAAACCGAAATCTTTACCCCGCTTTCGGCCGCTACAGACTTGTACTTGTCCACAAGGGATTCAACAATCGACCTCAATTCCCCCTTGCACGGCATGTCGAAGTCCACGAAGGTAATCATGTCGTCCAGTTCTTCCGGAGGCTCGTATGCGCCGCCTATGCAAACAATGTGACTTCGCGCCGTTCTAAGAGCGTACGCCGTGTCCCTGAATTGTTGCAACGTCCGCGGCGAGTCTATCATTCTTGTGGGGTTGAACATTACATAAAGATTGTCCCTCGGCGGCGTCCCGTCTATCCCGCCAGCCATCCATTGCAATGCGGACGGTAGCGTTGTCGCTATCACGTCGTCCGGTGCCGTGCCGACAATCTTCAATCCGGTCGTGGACTTCCAAGTATGGACCGTCAAGTCCTCGTCCAATCCCGAATCCTTCAAGTCGGCAAGCACGCCGGAAAAAGCCCGTTCCTGTTCCGCAGTATGCAGATACAGGACAGGATGTCCGGCGTGAATGTAATCCGAAACTGTTCTTTTCATAAGGCCGTCGTCTCCTTTCTTTGTTGTTGTTCAATTGCACTTGATCATATTCCGGTAACGTCGTCTTGTCAATCCCGTTGCCGGAATATGGCCGATTGCAATCGATTGCAATCGCATACGTTACTTTTTCATTAAAGCAACATACGCCGCCAAGTCCTCCAGATCGTTTCTAAGCCACGCGCCGTGTTTCAAAAGTTCCTGGAACTCCAAGTCCTTTTTGACAAACCACTCGGCGTGATCTTTGCCAAGATGCTTTTCCGCCTGTTCCCTTGTCATATTTCCCCCTTGTTTTATTTATCGTTTCTTGTGAACTGGATCGCCATGTTCAACCAGAAGGCGATCCATGCCCATGCCATTATGTAAATTATCGTTTCCATTTTGTCGTCTCCCTTTGTTTTTTTGGTTTGTCCCTTTTTCGTTGATCCAAATATAATTCAATTTGCTACCCTTGTAAAGCGGAAAATGCTACCCCCGGCGATTTTTTTATTTTTGCGCCGCGTGGAAAAATGAATCCGCCGCCGAATTTTTTTCGAACGCGCGGAATCGGCATAAACGCTGAGAGCTTGAATTGATAAGGGTTTTGCTGAATGCATAAAATCGATTCTGGCAAAAGAAAAAATTTTCCGAATGTCATAATATGCATGAAAACGAAAACCCATTTATGGTGATTTGGGGAAGTCTGAGAGGGTGTTTTTAAGTCCAAAATGCTACCACCGGCGATTTTTGCTACCGCCGATGGCATGGTTTTTGATCTGGCGTTTTTTGGCAAGATCATTGCATTATGGTTATGGCATTTAATTTGCATTCTCGTCGGAAAACGTACCGGCGTCGAACAAAAACCGGATTCTTTGGATCGCGCCCTTGTTTGAAACAAAAACCTTCCTTGCGGCAGTCCTTCTTCCTCCGGTTATCGGAATTTGCATCGACGCTCCTAAAACCAAGTGCGCCCCAAGGATTGCAAGCGCAAGGGCGTCCGCCTCGTCCGTCGTTATCTTGTTCGGCATTCGGCAAAGCTCGCCGCATACCGCCTTTCGAACTTCGTCCTTGCCCGCGCTTGCCTTGCCAGCCGCGAACGCCTTCAAATGCCCCGGACGACATTGTAAAAAAGGAAGCCCCGTTTTTCTCTGACAAACGAACTTCAACGCTCCCGCGATTTCTATCCTTTCAACGAACTTGCCTGACGGCTGGAACTTTCCCGACATCGCAAAGTCTTCGAATATCAGAACGTCGCCAGGAACAACGTAGCGCAAAATGGAGTCAACTATGTGATACTGCCTTGCGGCGTCAGAGCAAGTCCTTCTTGTCTTTACGGGGAATGTTTCGACTTTTCCCTTATCGACGGTTGCAACACCCGTGCAAACAAGTCCGGGATCGATTCCGATCACGCGCATCTTTTCTCATCCATTTCCGCGATTTTAATAAGGGCGCTTGCCTTCAATCCAATGGAAGGAATAAGCGCTACAGGCTTCCCCGTTCCAAGTCGCAACACGGCCACGCTTCGGCCCGCCCTTTCCTCCAATCCGATAAAACATGGACCGCTTAGAACGTGCGCGGCGTCTAACCATCTGGAGTCGAAAAAAACGTCGAATCCTCCGTTGCGAATCCTGACGACCGGAAACGAGAAGAAGTCCCCGTCGTAATAGAAAACCGGACTGTCGCATATGTCCGAAGGCTTGTCGTCTAACTTTGGGTCGAACTGTATCTCGCGCCCGTTTATCTTCTTCTTTGGATCGAGCAACATGATGGAGCCGTTTGTCCACCAGTCGCCGCACCTGCTCGCAAGTTCCTTTCCTCCCCATGTCGGAATATGGCAAAGCCTTACGCATGGAGCCGGATAGTACGGTCCAGCATACACGAAGTTTCCTGTCCTCTCCGAGTATTCAAGAAACCAGCCGGAAAGGTCGGAGTTCATCCGCTGGTCGAAAAACTTCCTGAACTTTCCCATCAATAAAACGGCCAAATCCAAGTCCGACCCCGCGACGAACAAGCTCCCCCTGTAAATTTGAAAAACCAAATCGCTATCCATCTTCGCCTCCGCAAAATTTCCTAAGCTTCCGCAACGCATTCGTCTTGATCGTGAATGCGCGTTGCTTTGTTATTTCAAGCATGTCGCCGACCTCCGTCAACGACCTGCCGTAAATAACATGGTGTCTTATAACTTTTTCCTCCGAAGGTGAAAGTATTTTCCATGCTCGGTCCATCCTGACGCGCATTAGCGCTTTTTCCATCATGGAGTCCACGCCATCGCAGTCTTCGCCGCTGGTGGAATCTTCGCACTCCTCGATACTTATCCTTTCCGGGACGGCTTCCTCCGCCGCACGTTCCAGGGCGAAGAACTCGCTCGGCCCCATGCCTGCTGTGACGGCGATTTCGCTGTTGCAACAAGAATCCCCTAATTCCGCCCTGGCCTTGTCGATCTTCGCGAGAAACGACCTCCTTTCCTTTATGAAATACGCGGAGCCGAATTGCAATTCCCTAATTTCGTTGAGCATGGCCATTCTCGCCCTCGCGACAAGAAATCCCGCACGACTCCCCGAAACGCGCCAGTCGTAATCTCGCAGTCCGTTTATCGCGGCGGCCATCCCAACGCTCGCCAAGTCCTCCCATGTCGTTGACTTGTCGGATTCTGGAAGCCTGTTTGACAGCTTCTTCGCTATGGCATATATAATACCAGTGCATCTTGAAACAACCCAAGTCGCGTCCATGTATCTGTTCGGGCAAACGAACACCGTAACGAAAACCGGAGCCGTCGTCCCCCCCAAGGCAGTAACCTTCATTCCTTGTCCTCTCCCTTCTGCAATCGGTTGCATCCGGCCAAAAGCTTTTGGCAATAGGAAGAAACAGCGCACGATCTCGCCCTATACGATTTGAATCCACTCCTTCGGCAAGCGTCTATTGGCGCTGGAAGCTTGCCCGTACTAAGCGCGGCATTGAACGCTTCCAGGTCTTTTCTTATCGAATCCTCGACGGACTTCATCCTTCGAACGTGAAAAGCCTTAACCGGAATGGACTTGGCTTCGTGCTTCTTCGATATGTAAATTAGAAAGGCGCTTTCCAAATTAACCGCAACAGGAAGGTCGTTGCTCTCCTCGCATCCGATCATATATGAAACAACTTGCGCCACATGGTCGCCGATAGGCGAACACAAGGCGTCGAAGTCCGGCCCGTTGATCGTCTTTAAATCTACAATGCGCACGTCCCCCCCGCATACCTTGAGAAAGCCGTCTATGTGACCGCTAAGGGGCAATGGCGAGGGTATTTTGAACTCCTTTTCGATGTAACGCGAAGCCTTCCCAGGAGCGTTGCACTTTTGGCATCGCCCCTGGGAAAACGAACCGAATACAGTCGATCCGCAAGCAAGGCATTCGCGCCATCCGAGAAAATCCTTTCCGAAATAACTGCCTGAGTTCTGCATGAACCTGTGAACGGCCGTTCCTATGTCGAAAGTCAATTGCGAACTCTCGTTTATGAACTCGACCTTCTTCATACCATAATGCCATCCAATCGCATTCTCCCTTACGCATACTCTTGCGATCTCCGAACACCTTAGATATTTCGAATAATACGTTTCCCTCCTTGCCCTTTCGATCTTCAACAAAGCCGTCGCGAGAAGAAGCGGGTCCGATATGGAGTCAATGCCGCTTGTGTCTGGAACGAATATCCTCTTGTTAAGCCGCATCCGAATGCCTCCGGCCCAACACGCAAATTTCCTTCCAATAGAAACCCGAAAGCAAAACGAACCTTCCGGGCATAATCCCACATGCAGTCGAAAACTTCCGCTTGGCCCCCGACATCCACCCCCCCTTAACCTCCAGCCAAATGTCGTGGTCGGGAAAGTAGAAATCAGGAACATAAGCCTCGTCTTCTCCAACTATCACGGCATGCGGCTCGTAAAGAACATTCATTTTCCACACGAAGGTTATTATCTCGGCAACAGTCCTTTCGAACCCCGAGCAAAAATGCATTCCGAGGGAAGGCGAATAAAATTCATGCACGTCGGCGTTTACTCGCCTATCCCAAAGTGCAATCCTGTCATCCGGCAACGCATAAGGTCTTTTTCTCCTGACGTACGAACACATACAAGCGGCTGAACAAAACTCTGGAGAGTCGTCTATGCCGAAAAAAGTCGTGAATCGTCTGGCGACCCAAAACTCGGCTCTGCACTCGTCACATACTATCTTCTTTGCCATCCGCATTATGCCTCCTTTCCATTACTCGACTTACACACGGCAAGCCGAGCATCCTTGTCCGCGAGGATTCTATCGATCTTGCGCTTCCGCGCAACCTGAACCACATGGTATCTGAATGCGTCGGCGTAAGCCGGATCTCTGATGAACATATCGTCTATGTCGGAAAGCCGTTCGAAATCCATGTCCGTTCCCTTCAATACGTATTTGTCAACAAGCTTTTCGAGAATGCCGAGCTTTTTCGCAACTGTTACAACAGTAGTGGAATCTATACATGTACCGACCGGAACATCCCTGTACGACGAGTCAATGACGATCTTGTATTCGCACTTCGGATGCAGAACGAGAAGTTGTTGCTTGCTCTGCGCCCCGAGAAGGGAAACTGAAAAGCGAAGAACGTATTTCTCGCCGTCCGTCGTTACCTCCCCGGACTTGGAATCGCCAGAAAGCTGATTGTGCCTCATCGAAAGGCGGTATCCATGCTTGCTCGCGTGTCCGCCAGGAGTCGTTTCCGATGGGGCGAACTTGCCTCCTCCGATAATGCTTCTCATCTGGTTTATGAAAAGAACCGAAACCATATGGCCACGCCTGAACTCGGTTACAAGCACGTTCGTAAGCCGTCTGAAAAGCCTCGCGATCAATCTTGCCTGCAACGCGACCTTCGCGTCCTCGTAGTCGCATTCAAGCTCCTCGCCTGGAACTATGTTCGCGAGACTGTCTACTATAATCAGCCCAACGTCGTCCGACTTCGCGGCCGTCTCTATCATGTTGCATCCCTGCTCGCCGTAGTCCGGCGAGGCAACGAATATATTGTCGGCGTCATAGTATCCAAGGTTTGAAAAATAAAGGCCGTCCGGCGGAAGCCCTTCGAAGTGAGCAAGGAAGGTCTTTTGCTTCAACCTTGAACGGCAAGAACACGCTATCCGCTCCCGGCCGCAGTCTCCGCACCTTTCAACGGCAAGATTATACTTGCACTTGCACGTTCCGGCTGGCTTCCCGCACTTGGGGCAAACTTCGATATAATTCGGCTCCGGGCATTCGCAGATCGAAAACGGCTTCAGGCAACGCATGCATGTCGATGACAAGGCCTTCGCCGCAAGATAGCAGAATGTCGATTTGCCTCCGTGCTGTGGCCCGTATATTTGGGAAATCACATTGCACGGAATACCTCCGGCGAGAACGTAATCGACCGGGAAGATATTCGTCGGAATGCGCGGATAGTCGATGAACTGCTGTTGGGAAGCAAGCTTCGAAGCCGTTGGCGCGTTCCATTTCTTCGCGACTATTATTTCGTTAATTCCCGGCATGTTCCGCCTCCTGATTGTCGGCGGTGGAAAGCAAGTCCTCTATCGAAACCGTTTCGTCGGCATTCGACTCCCTGGAAGCCTGTTCCGTCGCACGGCCCGAAAGCTCCGATAGGATCGCGTTCTTGGTGTCGTAAACCATGGTTCCCGCAACGGAGCAAATTTCCTTCCAAGCCCCGACGACTTCTGGAACGTAGCATGGAATCTCGATCTCGCAGTCGATCCGTTCGAACTCGTAGTCGCTGTTCACCCTAAAAGTGCATCCACGCCTTGCGCGAACACGCGCAACCGGCGCTCCCTCCACGAAGGGGCGCACCTTCACCTTGGCGTCAGCAATCCTCGTCTGCCCGAGCAAGGTAGCCGTTACGGTAATGTATCCCTCCTCGTCGGCCACGTTCATGGCCTTTTTTCCTTTACCTTTTTTTACCTTTGCTTGTTCGTCCTTCTTCGTCGTCATAATCGTCCTCCCAGTTTTCTCCGAGGTATTCCTTGAATTTCCGCTCATCGAAAAACATTACCTCGGATGTGATCTTGTCTCTTATTATACTATGTTTTGCCGCTTCCATCAATGCGATTACCTGGCGCGGAGTGAAAAGAACGGCGCGTCCGCCTTCCGACTTCTTTGGTATTATGCCGCGCATACAGAGACGATGCATGCTGATTGGGTCGAATCCAATAAGCCCTCCGGCCTCCCCGAGCGAAAGCATCGAAAGGCTCCCGCGCTTTCGTATCGTCCATCTTCTCAATCGTTCCTTGCTTTTTGCGCGAAAGTTGGGATCGCTTTCGTATCGGTCGCGATACCTCTTGTTGCTGTCCGCCCGCTTTCTTTTTACATATCGATTGGCCGTTTCCCTGAAACGCGCCCTTGAATGCCCAGGAATTTTAGGTACTAACATTGAACATTTCCGCTCCCGCGCTTTCGTATTTCCTTTGCCTCTTGTAGGCCCATTTAACCGCGTCGGGATACGCGGAGTCAATAATGTCGAGCGTGACGGGATCTTTTGCCTCGTCGCAAAGGCGAAGTATCCTTCCCAAAGGCTGTTCTATTTCCGACATAGGCGTTGCGAAAACAAGTGCGCGAAGGTCCGGCACGTCTATCGCCATAGCCATGACGCCGTAAGTCGCGAGGATTATGGGGCAATGCTTCAAAACGCGCTTCCGCTCCATTTCCTTCGTCTCCCCCATGAATATGCCAACGTCCTTCTTGTAGAATCCATGCCGCATCCTAAGCAACTTGGCTATGTGCAACACCTGTTCCTTCCGGTCTGAAAGCAACAAAGTCCTTCTGCCCGACTCCACGAACTTCTTTATGTAAACGGCTATCAATGCGTTCCTTGCAACGTCCTTCGATATTTCCGTAAGAAGGACTCCCCTTCTGGACTTGGCATCGGTCATTCTGTTCACGTACGGATGGACCCGCTTCGCCTTGTACTCGCGCAAAAAGATTCTCGGCTTGACATCGGTCCCGCCCTTCATTTTGATTACAACCTCCCCGACGTGCGACTCGTAGACGGCTTCCGTGCCGTCCGTTCGCTTCATTGTCGCGGACGCCCCTATCCTGTATCTTGCGGGGAAAAGGGTAACGGTCTTGGAAAATTCCGTAGCCGAAGTGACGTGTACCTCGTCGTATACGACAGCTCCAAAATATCGCTTGAAGTCCTTTCCGTACTTGTCCTTCATCAGCGACTGGATGGTGCCTATTACAATTTTCTTGCCGTTGTAGTCGCATCGGCTTTGCTGTGCGATTCCGATCTCCGAGTCCTTTATATCGGTGTGCTCGACAATGCGCTCGCGCCATTGCTTTACGATAGCCGATCTCGGAACAACAACAAGTGTTGTTCTTTTGAGTTGCGAAAGCATTGAAAGGAGGATGACCGTTTTTCCGGTCCCGGTAGGCGCTTCTATAAGAAACCCCGTTTTGCCGATTGCAATCGATTGCATAAACCTATCCATGATCGGTTGCTGTTTGGGGCGAAGCGTTGACAGAAAGGAAAAATCGGCGGGGAATCCGTCAGAAGACAAGTCAATAACCTCCGTCGCATGCCTCGATATGTCCTTGTAATATAGTGGTATTCCGAATGCGCCTTCCGTTTCCGCGAACAGCGGAATGGGATCTCTGTCGTTGAACCTCGAATGAACGGACAAAATCCTGCGAAGTTCATGGACGGGTGTTTTAAGCTCCCCCTTCCTTATCCACCAATAGCGGTCGCGTACCACTCTCGAATACTTCAAATCGTCCCCCTTTCAAGAAAAAAAGAGGGGAAGGCTTCCCTCCCCCGAAACCTTTCCCCTCACGCCCCGCCGGGCGGCCCCTGGCTACAACAAAGCTTCCACGTCGGCGTCAGCGGCGGCCGCAGGAACGTCGGGCGGAGTGTATTTGCTGTTGTCGCTTCCGTTTCCGTTGTACTCGTATTTTTCCGATCCAACGGCGTACTGGTTCGCGTCCTTCCTAAGCTCGTCAACGCTTCTCGGCTTGAAGTATTCGAGATAGTCGTAAGGCGCAAGAAATTCCTCCGGTGTCTGGTCGGAGGGCTTGAACCTCAAAACCTGCTCCTTGGTAAGACGTTTCATAAAAGTGATGTCGGCTCCGGTCGCAACCTCGTCCCTGCTGTCGCGATACAGCTTGAACGTGCAATATGTCAAGTCGCCGCTACACTCGTCCTTCTTCTTCCGCGCCCACTTGGGCATGACTTTGAACTTTACGACGTAAAGCTTCTTTTCGTTCTTGTGGACGTTGCCCTTCTTGTCCTCCCATTCCGAATGGTCGATGATCGTGTACGCACAAACGTAAGCCGACCTGTTCCCGGCATCGCAATAAGGACATTCCGAGAACTCCTTCAGGCAAGTTCTGTAATTGTTCCAGCTTCCGTTTACGCAAAAATTGTGCTCGTAAAGGAAAAAGCCATTCGAATCGAGAAAAGTGATCAGCCGCGAGTCCTGCGGCCTCATCCAGAACCGGCCGATATAGTTCTTCTGCCGCTCCTCGATTTCCTTCTCGATGTTGTCCCTGTGGGCAAAGCCGTCGTCGCCTTGCCTGTACCATGCTTGTGTCGTCCCAGCCATTTTGGTTCCTCCTGTCTTTTCGTGTTCGGCCTTCCGGCCCTTCATTTGCCCTTTTGGGCGTTCTTTATGCCTTTCATAATATCATACTTTGCCGATTTTTCAAAGGCGTTTCCCTGAAAGCTCGCGGGGGGCAACCTTTATTCTTGCGTCGAACACCTTCTTGAACTGCGCCTTGTTTTCCAAATCTCCAGGATCTTTCGCAGGACGCATTTCCCCGGTGTTCCGATCCTTGACGATAGCCTTCGACCAATCGAGCAAAAATCTGGAAGGCGAGTCAACAAGTTCAAGCGCCCGCTTGGTGAAGCCGCGTCCGGCCGCATCAGCGTCGAATCCGAAATAGGTAACGCGGGAATGCAAGGTGGCAAGCTGTTCGCGGGATGGACCGCCGCCGCATCCAAGTACGTTCGAAACTCCAAGAGCCTTCAACTTCAAAAGATCGATGACTCCCTCAACAAGTATTACCGGCTTTTCTGGATCGTAGAACTGCCAGCCCATCCATACGTTGGGGGCGCTGTAGTTCTCCTTAGATCCGGTTATCGTAGCGTTTAATCGGAAAAAGCTCCTGCCGTCAACAATCCTCGCCCAAAGGTCGAGAGTCCTCTTGCCGTCCCTGCTCATAACGGGGAAAACGTAGCCGACCTTTCCGTACCTCTCGTCCCTAAAGCAACGAATGCCGTACATTGCAATCAATTGCAATGGAATCCCCCTCTCCTCTACGAGGTAGCCCTTGACACGATTTCCGTTTCTACAATCGACATCGACCAATAGTGGATACTTTTTAAGAACTTCGTCCGGTACGGGAATATTCCTGAGAACGGCCCGGCGCTTTATAAATCCGAACTTGTCTTCGACTATCTTCCTTTTTCTTCCGCGCACGTCGTCGTCGGCTATGTCGGAAACGTCCGCCGATAGCAACGCTGAAGCCTCCTCGAACCGTTTGCCTGTCAGCCAGTGCAAATTGTGCAAAAGCCTCGGCAAAGGCCCCTTGCAACCGCAGGCAAAGCAATGGTATGTAGGCGACGGTCCCGCCTTCACGCCGAACGAAGGGTGTTCGTCCCTTCCGCTTTCGTGGAACCATGGAGCGAGAGGACAACTCACCTTCACCCAGTCGCTTCCGGGTGAGGCGTCTATGTTCTCCGCTCCAATGCTTTCAAGAAACAATACAACTTCTTCCTTGTCCATAAAATGCAAAAGTCCTTTCCCGCTACGAACAAATCCTAAATCGAACGAACGATTCCCGTATCCGCTACTTTCTATCATATACCCTCACCCTCGCGTACGGAGTCGTGTTGACGGAAAGCGCCCCCGCGTTCGACAGCGGCTTCTCTCCGAAGTCCTTCTCGGCGGCGGTAACACCTACCTTCGCGTATTTCCAAAAGTCTTCCTTCCTCCCTTCCGAGAGAAGGAACTTCAAAAACATTCTCGGATCTATTTCGCGCCGCGTCGAAGGCAAAACCTCCGCAATCGCGTCTTTTCCAGCAAACTCGGTCGTTTCCGAATCCCTCGCAAACGAGAGCAATTTTTCCCGCAATTCCGCCTCCCGCCTTTCGAGAAGCAAAATCCGGCTTTTCGCAATTGCCCTTTCTCGGTCGATGGATTTCTTAATATTTAGGTATTCGTCCACAATGGCCCCGGCATCCATTTCGTCGGCGGCGTCCCGCCTTTTTGTTAATGTGCTCATTTTTTTACCTCGTCGTCTCGTCATTATCCATATAATAACAAATATAGGTATATTAATGTATTATTGCGTTAGTGTCAATGGGAAAATCCTGTATTAGCATAAATGAAACAACGTATATGTATAGGGCATTTTTGTTGATCAAATAGGAAAAACCCTTATTGACACATAAGAAAAAGTGACTACAAAGGATCGTCGTCCCCCGGCGGCGGCTCGGGATCGTTGTTGACATCCAAAGCCGAATCACTTACAAGTACAGACTCTTGTTCCACCGAGGATCGCCTCATGTCGCATCTAATGCGAATCTTGCCCTTTTCCCCTTCCCTTCCTTTTAGCAATTCGACAATTTTGTAAACAATCGGAACATAACTGTCGCAAGAAAAAGCCTCGTCCGCTATCGAAAGCACCACCGAGGAAACTTGTCCTATCGCGTCCGAACCTGCTATGTTTTCGAGCTTTTGCGATCTTGCTCCGTCGCGGTTGAACTGGTACGTCCCGATCACTGGAACGGCTTCGTCCTGCGCGACCTTCTTCAACTCGTTGGCCACGTTTAACACGCGCTCCCAAGTCGAATTTCCGCGCTTCTCCATAGGACTTACCATGTATGCGCCATCCACAACGACAAGCTTTGGCTTGAAAGTCCTTATGGATACAACTATGTCTCGCACGTTAAGGTTTAGTCTTCCTTCAACGATCTGTATTAGATCGCCCTGCCCCAGGACCGTTTCGTCGTAGTATCGCGACACCATGTTCCTGGCGAAATACGAAAGTCTTCCAAGCCGAAAAAGCTTCGCATCGATTCCCGCACCCATTGAAAGGTGTCTTCTCGCCATCTGCATTCCGCTCATTTCCATGGAAACGAGCAACACCTTCTCACCCATGCTCGCGGCTCCTCGCACGGCTTGCAAGGCAAGAAATGTCTTACCGACTCCCGGCCTTCCGACGTACGACCACTTGTCGCCTTCCTGCGCTCCTCCGGTAACGCGGTCTATATATTCGAATCCTACGGGAACGCCCGAAAGCCGAAGTCCCTGCTGGATTTCGTCGTGCCTTCGAATTGCCTCTCCAGCCCTTTCGTCTATGCGCGATATGTTGCTTCTCGGGTCGAAACGCATCAGCCCGTCGTGCATGGACTTTACGAAGTCGGCGGCCCTTAAAGTCCTCCCGTTGTTCAGCTCGCGGTATATCCGGTCGATACCTTCCTGTATGAAACAATGCTGGTTGAAAAGCATCAACTGGTCGAGCCAATATTCGAAAGGCTCGTCCGGGGCGTATTCTGGAAACGAGAACTCGCATTCAAGTTCCACGATGTCTATGCTCGGAAGCCGATGGTATCTGTCGAAATAATTCGAAACGAATCTCCAAACGAGGGCGTTGCCTTCGTCTTGAAACGAGTCTTCAGCTATTCCCGAACGTACCGACATTGCAACGCGATCCTCTGCACGGGATTCATCGTCCGTTATTAGACTATGCAGAAAAAGAGTTCCAACACTCACAGTCGTTTACCTCCTTTAAAGGATCTCCATTAACTGCAAAGTATACGTGCGGCCCCGTCCATATGGAACAAAGTTCCTGAACTCCGAAAAGTGGACCGTCCTCGAAAGCCTTTACGAAGTCGATTCTCTTGGGCTTGATCCGATCCGCCAGAATACGCGCGAGCGAAGAAGGTGCAACGTCGATCAAAACCGTGAGCTTTCCTTCCGCCATGCGCTTCCGCGCAATGTGCTGAACCTCGCCCGTAACCCTGTCGAGTAACTTGGCCTTGGAAAATGCCCCGGTCAAAACGAGCATTCCAGTTCTCTTTGCGGCGGCAATCGTATCGGAGTCGTCCCCCCAGGCGGCGTTTATTTCCCTTACCAGCACTGGAAAGGGAATAACTCTCGGAACAAGGAGAGTCGAATACGCGAACGTCCCTGCGAACCATCCGCAAAGCCGTTCGATTTGATCGTGCGACTGCGCGAAGTGCGCGAGCATCTTGTGTCCGCTTGAAAGCCCGTATTGCTTCGCTATCCAAGCCTTCAATCCACTGTTCCCTTCAAGTGGATTTCTCCCCGAAAACGAAAAGTCCTTCGACATCCGCATAGCCATTAGCGTCGGCAATGCAATCGATTTCATCAATCCCTCCGGGGGGCGGCTTTCGATCACTTCCTGCGCGATCCCAACGTCCCAGGGAAGGTTTTTCCTTATCTCGCTGAAAACGGGGGAAAGGGAAAGCCCCTTCCTCGCGGAATCCCCTACTTTCCACGGATATGTCAATATGTCGGCCATTTTTCACCTAAAAGTCCACGATGTTGAAGTCCGCCTTCCCGCGCGACTCGATTTCCTTTTTGTATCCGTCCGCTACCCTCTTGACGATAAGCGGGCGCAAGTCCTTCCGCCATCTGTAAAGGAATGCAAGATCGGGAACGTCCTTCACGACCTTTTCGAAGTTGTACTCGCCAGCCGTGAATGGAGTCCCGGCTATGCTTTTCCAGTTCTCCACCACGTCCTCCACGAAGCCCCTGATCGCGGCCTCGCTCTCGAACTCGGCCTTCAATTCGTTAAGCCAATTGCTCGCCATCCCGCAAAGCTTTCCAGTCTTCACCGGCACGAACCCAGGATAATCCTCCTTTCTTTTCATGGCGGCTCCGTTGAAAAAGTCAACGAGTCGGCCGCCCTTCGGCTTGCCGTCTTCGAACAGAGGGTACGCCCCCCTCTTTTCGATTCTCCTCGCCGAAGCCTTCTTCGATCTCTCCGCGGCTTCGACTATTGTTTCTTTTAATCTGCCCATCTTCTCCCCGAACTTGTTTCTTATGTTGCATACTTCTCGCCATAAACAGTCGTATGTGCTAACGGCGATCTCCTTTACCATATCGTAGAAGAAGGCGATCTTCTCGGTCGCCTCCTTCAGGAATCTTATTCGTTCCCGCTCCTCGTCGGCGGGCGTTCCCTTCTTGGGGCATGAATCCTTGACGGCTTCCCATATAAGGCCGAATATCTTCGGCAGGTTCAATCCGTACGATACGGCGCGGCCCCAGTCGGCCGTTGCCTTAACAAGTATCCCCTCCCGCGAAAGCGCCTTGAGCGTGTTGTACGCCGAAGGCTTCGACATGCCGGACGAACGGATTAGCAAAGAAGGAATTCCATCCCGAATTTCCTTGTACGTGATTTGCTCCACAACCTTCGAAAACGGAACTGTTCTATGGAAAACGTGGTATAAAACGTCGGTGATTATCCTGTGCGAAGATCCGCAACCCTTGCAATGGTCTACGATAACATTGA